CAAAACTAGCAAAAGAATATGTTAGACACGAAAGAATACCTAAAAAGACATCACAAGGCAATAGAAAAAATGTTAAAAAAAGTTCTATGAATAAATCTAAAAAAAGATCATTCAAGCCTTATAGAGGCCAAGGGAAACCTTGTTAAATGCCAGCTATTTGTAGAAAAGGTGATACCCTAACTACAGGTCACGCTTGTACAGGCACAACAACGTTAGATACACCTGGTCAATCAACGGTTAGAGCTAATGGTATATTAATTGCTAGAGTTGGAGATCCAACTGTATCACATCCAGCACCTCCAAATCCACCTTGCCCACCTCACGTTAGATTTGTTAATGTAGGTTCATCAACTGTACGTATTGCTGGCTCTTTTGTTGCTCGTGTAGGAGATTCTACTGATTCAGGTAATATGATTAGCGGTTCTTCTAATATATCTTGTGGTTAGTGTATAAATATTACCACTATGGCAATATATGACGCTTCAAATACAAATAAGAGTAAACGTACAGCTAGGAAGTTCTATAAAGACTTAGATTTAGATTTTACTAGAAATCCTGTAACTAACGATATTACTAAAATTGAAGATGTTGACGCTGTAAAGAGAAGTGTAAAAAATTTAGTTCAAACTAACTTATATGAGAGACCTTTTCATCCTGAATTAGGTTGTGGTATTAGAGAATTACTTTTTGAAAACTACTCACCAATTATTGGTATATTTTTAAAAAGAAAAATTAGTGAAGTTATAACCGCCTATGAACCTAGAGCTTCTTTACAAGATATTGCTTTAGAGGATGACGCAGACAGAAATAGATTAAAAGTTTCTATCTATTTTTATGTACAGAATATACCTGAACCTGTATTAGTAGAAACATATTTACAAAGGCTAAGATAAAATGGCAACAAATAAATTATCAGTATCAGAATTAGATTTTGATTCTATAAAATCAAATTTAAAAACATTCTTACAAAGTCAGGCTGAATTTTCTGATTACAATTTTGAAGGTTCTGGTTTTTCAATTCTATTAGACTTACTTGCTTACAATACTCACTACTTAGGATTTAATGCTAATATGTTAGCAAATGAAATGTACTTAGATAGTGCTGACATTAGAAAAAATATAATTTCATTGGCTAAGATGATAGGTTACACTCCTACATCAGCTAAATCACCTACAGCTACGATAGATATTTTAGTTAATAATGCTTCAGGCGCTTCAATAACAATGGCTAAAGGTACGGTGTTTACTTCTTCAATTAGTGGAACATCATATCAGTTTGTTACAAACGCTGCTCATACAATTACACCAAGTAATGGTGTTTATAGATTTTCAAGTATTCCTGTTTATGAGGGTACTTTAACCACTTTTAAATATACAGTTAACACTTCCGATCCTGACCAAAAATTTATTATTCCAAGTGCTAATGCTGATACAACAACATTAAAAGTACAAGTTCAAAATTCTTCAAGTGACTCAACTACAGCAACATACACAGCAAGTTCAACTTATACAAGTTTAGATTCAACTTCAAAAGTTTATTTTTTACAAGAAACTGAAAATGGTAAGTTTGAAGTTTATTTTGGCGATGGTGTTATAGGTAAATCATTGAGTGATGGTAATATTGTTATATTAGAATATGTTGTTACAAATAAAACTGAAGCTAACGGTGCTTCTACATTTGCTTTATCTGGTTCTATAGATACTTTTTCAAATGTTACAATTACAACTGTTTCATCAGCACAAGGTGGTGCCGAACCACAATCAAAAGAATCAATTAAGTATAACGCTCCTCTACAATATTCAGCACAAGATCGAGCAGTTACAACAAGTGATTATGAAACAAAAGTATTACAATTATATCCTAATGCTCAATCAGTTTCAGCTTGGGGTGGTGAAGATGATGAAACACCAGTTTATGGTGTTGTAAAAATTGCTATTAAGGCCGCTTCAGGTTCTACTTTAACAGATACTACAAAACAATCCATTATTACACAATTAAAAAAATATAATGTAGCTTCTGTTAGACCAGAGATTGTTGATCCAGAAACTACATCTATATTAATAACTTCAAATGTAAAGTATGATGAAAAGTCAACAACAAAAACAGCTGATACTTTAAAATCAGAAATTACAACAGCATTATCAAATTATAGTTCAAATACATTACAAAAATTTGACAGTATGTTTAGATATTCAAAAGTTGTAGAATTAATAGATGATACTGATACTTCTATTCTTTCAAATATTACAACATTAAGAATCAGAAAAAACTTTACGCCTACTTTAGGTTCATCAACAAGATATGATGTTTACTTTAGAAATGGTTTATACAATCCTCACACAGGACATAGAGCTGCTGAGGGTGGTATTTTAAGTTCAACAGGTTTTAAAGTTACGGGTGACACAACAAATGTTTATTACCTTGATGATGATGGTAATGGTAATGTTAGAAGATTTTATTTTGTAGGTTCTGTTAGAACATATGTAAACAATTTACAAGGTACAATTAATTATACAACAGGTCAAATTACAATTAATTCTTTAGATGTTTCTAGTGTAGAAAATATTAGAGGTTCTGCTTCAACGGTCATAGAGTTGACAGTTCAACCTAATTCAAATGATATTGTTCCTGTTAGAGATCAAATTTTAGAAATAGATACGGCAAATTCATCTATTACAGTTCAAGCAGATACTTTTGTAGGAGGTTCTGCTGACGCTGGTGTTGGTTATACAACTTCATCAAGTTATAGCACATAAGAGAGATGGCAACATTTAAAGATAAAATATCGCAACTGATTAATAGTCAGGCTCCAGAGTTTGTTGTTGAACAACATCCTAAATTTTTAGAGTTTGTAAAAACTTATTATACATTTATGGAATCTGCCGAGTTAGTTGTAACTTCGGTACAGACTACAGATGGTATTCAATTAGAAACAGAAACAGCACAAGCAAACTCTTTATTACTTAATGGTTCACGTATTGATTCAGATAGAACACAATTAGATGCTGGTGATAAAATCATTTTAGAAAGTTCTACTTACGGTAAATTTACTAGAGGTGAGGTTATAACAGGTCAAACTTCAGGAGCTACTTCAACTGTTTTAACCGAAGATTTAACAAATGGTCGTTTGTTTATATCAGCACAAGATAAATTTATAATAGGAGAAACTGTATTAGGAGCTTCTTCAAATGCTAGTGCTGTTGTTAATAATTACAGACCAAATCCTGTAACTAATATACAAGAGTTATTAAACTTTAGAGATCCTGATAAAGTAGTATCAAATTTTTTAACAAAGTTTAGAAATGAATTTTTAAATACTTTACCTGAAACATTAAATTCAAATGTTGATAAAAGAAAACTAATTAAGAATATTAAATCAGTTTATCGTGCTAAAGGTACTAATAGAGGCCACGAATTATTTTTTAAATTATTATTTAACGAAGACTCAGAAACAATTTATCCTAGAGAAAATATTTTAAGAGCTTCTGACGGTCAATGGGACACAAAGTTAATAATGAGATCAATACAATCTACATCTCAAATATTAACAGGTGATACTGCTGATTTATTAGGTAGAACAATTACAGGTGAAACATCTGGTGCTACCGCTGTAGTTGAAAACGTATTTAAATTTCAAGTAGGATCAAATGAGGTAACAGAATTTATTTTAAATGAAGATACCATTTCTGGTACTTTTTCTACTGGTGAAGTTTTAAGAGGAACAAAAACAAATGATGATGATATTTTTATTAAATCTACTATCACAGGAATACCAAATTCAATATCAATAACAAATGATGGTACTTTATATACTGAGGGAGAAACAGTATCAGTTGTGGGTGGTGGTACAGGTGCTGTCATAAATGTTGACGCTATTGGTAGAGGAAGTTTAACAAATTTTTATGTAGATAGTGGTGGTTCAGGTTATGAAATAGGTGATGACATTGTATTTAATAATACAGATACAGGTGGCGGTTCTGCTAGAGCAAAAGTTTCAGTTGTAAACGGTGGATTTACACAAGAAGAATCTACATCAACGGAAGAAGATCATTTAGTTTTAGAAGACGAAACTACAAGAGGTGACCCTTATACTGGAAATAAAATTGTACAAGAAGCTGGAACAGGTTCAGGTGATGTAACTGATGTAAGAATTATAGATGCTGGTTCCAATTATCTATCTTTACCTATCGTAACAGTAGATGATACAAATGGATCAGGTGCTTCGGTGTTTACATATGGTTCAGAAATAGGCCGAGTTTTAGGATTAAAAATTGTTGAATCAGGTGCTGAATATCAACAATCTCCTAGTCCACCTAGTTTGACTTTAAGAAAAAAAGTTTTAGTGTTAAACAGATCAGGTACTTTTTCAGTATCAGAAACAGTTTCAGGTATAGCTTTAGATTCTACAGTTGTTACAGCTACAGTAGTTTCATTTGATACAAATAGAAGTATTTTAACTTTAAGTGATGCTACAGGAGTATTTGCTAATGCTTCTACAATAACAGGTGTAACAAGCGGTGCCACAGCAACAGTAAAAATTACCGATTTAGCTACAGCAACATCAACAGTTGGTGCTACAGCAAACACAGCAGGTGCTTTTATAAACCAAGATGGTCACGTTTCAGAAACTACAATGAGAATACAAGATAGTTTATACTATCAGGACTTTTCATATGTTATT